ACGACGGGTGGCCTACCCAGGCGGACATCAATACCGTGGCTGGATACATCGACCAGATGAGACCGGTCACGGTCAAGGACTGCTACGTGATCGCTCCGATCAAGCAGTTTCTGGATATCACGATCGCTAATCTTGTACCGAACACGACCGACTGTCAGGCTGAGATCGAGCTCTCCGTCCAGAACATGCTGAAGGTCAAGGCCGCGCCAGGCCAGACCATCTATGCCAGCTGGATCAACTACGCGATCATGAACGCGCCGTCGGTCATCTCGTTCAATCTTATCACCGATACCGATTTTGTGATGAACTCTCCAGGCAACATGGCCGTGCTGGAGACCATCCTCTATGAGTGACCGCCACGTTCGCAGATCGGGCAGTGACTACCGGGAGGCCTTCTTCTCGCTGCTGCCCCACGGCCAGGCGTGGCCCAAGCACTCGCTGGACAGTATACTGTGGCAGACCTGCGACGGTCTGTGTGAGTATTGGGGATTTGTGGACAGCAGGGCCGCCGACCTGTTGGAGCAGGAGAGCGATCCCAGAAAGACGATCGAGCTCCTGCCGGACTGGGAACGGAACTGGGGATTGCCGGACCCGTGCTACACTGCGCCGCAGACCATCGGTGAGCGCGAGAAGGCGTTGGTCCTCCGCATGACTTTGCTCGGCGGTCAGTCCCGCCAGTGGTTCATAGACTTTGCGGCGTTCATCGGTTATGACATCTCGATCACCGAGTATCGCCCGTTCATGGTCGGGCTGGACAGGTGCGGCGACAACAGGGTGCACGGCGATGGCACCAACCCGATGTTCAGCGACACGTTCGTGCGCGGTTATCTCCCGATCAATAACCCGGACGGTGACCGGGTCAACAACGGCGAGCTCTCGGAGTATCCCAACTATGGTCTCGGACCTCCAGAGAACCGCTACTATTGGACCGTCCACGTCCACAAGACCAGCCTGACCTGGTTCAGGTGCGGAGGTGGCGGTGGTCAGACCGGCGTCGACCCACACCTCCGGATCGGCCACGCCCAAGACCTGGAGTGCATCCTCCAGCGCTGGAAGCCGGCCCACACCATCATCGTCTTTGACTATTCCGGTCTCACCCCCGGCGACCCGATGGCCGGGACACCCTAAAAGGATGGAGCCATGAAATACAACCAACCCTATGGCGTCAGTGATCCGAACGCTCCATATATCAATGGCGACCCATCCGTAGGTCAGCCCGGGAGTATCCCACCGGCCGCCAGCATAGAGTATCCCCAGCGAGAGATCGTCAACTTCATCACCGATACAAATCTGACTGCGCCTAGCAATTCCGATCTTCGCCAGCTCTCCAAGGGCATCCAGGCTGGGCTGGTCAATTTCGGCGTAGACATCGGCGTGATCAATGCACTATCGGTCTCGGTTGCTCCTGCCATTCCTGTTTTATTCAGAGGGCTGCGACTCTATGTGCTTTGCATCGCGAATAATACTGGCGCGACGACTCTCTCGGTCAGCGGTCTGCCCAATCGCGCAGTGGTTCGCCGTGATTACACCAGCTTGAAAGCGAATGACATCGTGGCCGGCGCGGTGCAGTTATTCATCTATGACGGTACCTACTGGCAGTTGTTTGGCGCTGGCATGTCCGGTGGCGCTGCAAATTTAACATCTAATCTCGATCTTTATGTCAACTATGCCATCGGTAATGATGCCAATGACGGCACCGCTAACGTCGTGGGGAAGGCGCTGCAAAACATTCAGCGCGCCATGGTGATTGCCTTCAGTTATCCGCCGAGCCAGTTCCAGATCACCGTTCACGTTGCGGATAACGTCAACTACCAGGGCTTCTATACGATGCCATGGTCGGGACCGAATATAAAGGTGACTGGTAACGTCGCTAATCCGCAGAACGTGGTGGTGACTGGACAGAACAATCACGCCTGTATCTGCGAGGGTGTCAATATCCTGTACGTGGAGGGAATAACCGGTACCACAACGCTCAATGCAGCGGGACCGGCTGGTTGTTTCATCGCCTCAAGCGGCGGCTTATTGCAGGTCTCCAATTGTCGCAGCCTGTATTGTCCCGGCGCGGTGTTCGAAGCCTATCGCGGTGAAATCGCTATTTTTAACAATCACAGATTTGCTGGCAATTGCGGTGAGATGTACTGGTCCTATTTGAACGGGTTGATCAGTTGGCAGGACGGCATCAATCAGACCATTGATGTACCGATTACTGTTAATATGTGCTGCTTATGCAATCAGGGTGGTGCAATAAGCGTGCCACCATCGCGTCTGGTTTGGGTTGGCTACGCAAATGTCACTGGCAAGAAGTATCAGTGCAGCATGAATGGCACTCTCGGCACTTCTGGCGGCGGCGTCAACTTCTTCCCAGGTACTGTTGCGGGCACCCTTGATACCGGTGGTCAATATGTTTGATGGAGAGATCTGATGTTCATGCAATCAAATCCACAATATCCCTTCAGCGCTGCGGACTGGTATTGGTACGTGGGCGGCGATACGGTCAATGTCTATGGTTCGAAGCGCAACATCTACGTCGATACCACCGACGCCGATTTTCAGGCGTGGATGACAATGACCGGTATCGATGCTGGTCCGATCGGCACCGAGGCCGAGATATGGCCCTACGTGCAGCCGATGCTGCCGGCGTGGATGTTCAATGGCACCACGTTCTCCCAGCCCTCTGAGGGTGCATACACCAAGGACCAATTGGCCGGCTATAATTCCGACACTCGCGCCCGTAAGGAGACCGGAGGGATCGTGGTCAATGCCGTGGAGATGAGGAGCGATCTGCGGGCCAGCCAGAACATCGTGATCGCACGTTACAGCGCGGACGCCGTGCCGCCCGGCACTGTGTTCAAGACCGCGCTGGAGAGGTCCGACGGGAAGCCTTATCCGGCGGATGCCGCAGCAGTGATCGAGGTCTCCAACGCTCTGTTCGCCCACGTCAATCGTTGCCTCACCACCTGGGATGACACTCAGACCCAGATCGATGGAGGCACGGTCACGACCTTGGAACAGATCGACACAGCCTACGCGTGGTGAGCCATGGCCATCGTCAATATAACCGTAGAGAATGACGCCGACTTCTATCGGCAGTTCGCCTACCAGACCGTCAGTGGCGCGCCGATCAGCCTGGTCGGCAACACGCTGAGGATGGGCGTGCGCAGGCACGCCGAGGACGTCTCCGAAGACATGCTGTTGACCACCGAGAACGGAGCGCTGGTGATCATCGATCCTGTCAATGGTATATTCACGGTCAGGATCACCCAGGGCCAGCTCGTTAATCTGGAGACCGGTGACTATGAGCACTCTCTCGTTCGCACGATCACGACCAGCCTCGAGCAGTATCGGATTTGGTCGGGCACCCTGACCAATAACCCAGGCGCGAGCAGATGAGCAAGGTCGAGATCATCCAAGACGCCGACGTGGGCGTTACCGAGGTCGGAGACCCGGTGATCATTGCCGCCGACTTCGAGGTCGAGGTCATCCAGGAGCTGGAGCAGGGCCCACCTGGTATTTCCGGCAACACCCTGCACTATGGCGTCGGACCGCCGTTGAGCACGATGGGAGCGAACGGCGATTTCTACATTGATACCGCGGTCAATTTTATCTATGGACCGAAGGTCAGTGGGATGTGGCCCGCCGGTGTCTCCCTGGTCGGTCCGCAGGGTATCCAGGGCATCCAGGGTATCCAGGGCATCCAGGGCGTGCCCGGAGCCGACGGCAATACCGTGCTCTATGGCCCCTCCGATCCGATGGCCGGCGCAGGGGTTGACGGCAACTTCTATATCAACACGACCTCCCACTTCATCTTTGGCCCGAAGACCTCTGGGGCATGGCCCGCCGGAACATCACTGGTCGGCCCGCAGGGCATCCAAGGCGTCCAGGGCATCCAGGGTCCGCCGGGTCCGTCTGGTCCGGGCACCGGCGACATGCTGCGAGCCAACAACCTGTCCGATGTGATCAGCAAGCCGAGCTCGCTGGCGAACATCGGCGGCGTTCCTCTGATCGGTGGGACCATGACCGGCACGCTGACGATCAGTCAGGCCGGCAACGCAATCTTGATTTTGAACGACACTACCTCGAACACAAACAAGTATGTTCGCAACGAGGGTGGCTATTTTCAGATCGTCAACAGTACGAACAGCGCGCTTTGCATGAATTTGGATGACAACGGCAACGCAACCTTTTATGGCAGCGTTATCGCAAGTGGTAGCTTTCAGTCTGTCAATACGGCAACAACCGGCAGCTACTACTTCGGCAACAGCGGCACCAAATATCTGAATTACGACGGCGCCAATTTCAATCTGGCAGGTGGTTCGCTCACGGGATATTTACGTTACGATGCCCAGCAATCGCTGACAGCCCCACAGCAGTCTCAAGCTCGTAATAATATTTCTGGTTTTGGCGTGGTGCGAATACAGACGTTCACCACTACCGGCACCTATACTCCAAACCCATACATGCAGTATTGCCAGGTCGAGTGCGTCGGCGGTGGCGGAGCTGGCGGCGGGATCAATCCAGTGGCTGCCGGATCGGCCAGCGGCTGCGGCGGCGGCGGTGCCGGCGCCTACGCGAGAGCCATATTGAGCGCCGCCCAGATCGGTGTGTCAAAGCCCGTCGTCATCGGGGGCGGTGGTCTAGGATCGGCGGGAAATACCGGAGGTAATGGCGGCATCACCTCGGTCGGCTCTCCCGGTTTATGCGCGGCGGTCGGAGGTAATGGTGCTCTGTACGCTGCCACCAATGCTGCGTCGCAGGGCGGCAATCCCGGTTTTGCTCAAAATTGCACTGGGGACGTCAAGATAAGTGGAGGCTATGGTGATACCGGTGTCGGGGGTGGGGCTGCCAATACTTATGTATGCGTCGGCGGTCAAGGTGGGGCCAGTTTCTTCGGAGGTGGCGGTTACGGGCAATTAGCATCTGGTGGCGGCATGAATGCCCAAGCGTATGGTTCCGGCGGAGGTGGCTCGGCCGGCGTCTCGGGCGCAGCGGCGTTGTCCGGTGGCAATGGCGCTCCTGGTATCGTCATCATTACGGAGTTCTGTTCGCAATGAACTCGTTCGCAGGTGATCCAGTCGTCGTGGTGGCTGACTTCGAGGTCGAGGTCATCCAGGAGCTTGAGCAAGGACCGCCTGGCCAGGCCGGTCCTCCTGGTCCACCCGGAGGGCCACCAGGCCCGCTCGGACCTCAAGGTCCTCCCGGACCTCCTGGACCACAGGGCCCACAGGGACCTACGGGCGCAGCGTCGACGGTACCGGGCCCACCCGGCGCGACCGGTCCGCAGGGCGCTACAGGTCCCCAGGGGGCGAAGGGTGACCAGGGCGCCGCCTCCACGGTCCCAGGTCCCCAGGGACCGCAGGGTAATCCGGGAGCCACCGGCGCTACCGGTCCTCAGGGTCCGAAGGGTGATCAGGGCGCTGCCTCCACAGTTCCCGGTCCGACAGGGCCGCAGGGACCGCAGGGACCGCAGGGCGTAGAGGGACCGCAGGGCTCGACCGGCACCGGCGTGACCATGAAGGGCTCGGTCCCCACTTCTGGCAACTTGCCTCCCACGGGCAACACCCAGGGCGATGCCTATCTGGTCCAGGCCGACGACAGCCTGTGGATATGGGACGGCACCACGTGGGTCAGTGGCGGCTCTATCCAAGGTCCCCCGGGCTCGCAGGGTCCGCAGGGACCGCAGGGCGTTGCCGGACCGCAGGGGCCTGTTGGAGCCACTGGTTCTCAAGGCCCGATCGGCAACACCGGGCCACAGGGACCGATCGGCAATACCGGCGCACAGGGTCCGAAGGGTGACACCGGAGCGCAGGGACCGATCGGCGATACCGGAGCTCAGGGTCCGGCCGGCCCGCAGGGCCCACAGGGTCCGGCCGGTGCTGGATCACCAGGAACTGTCGCTCCGATCATGGACGGGATCGCGACGGTTGGTACCTCGCTGAACTTTGCCCGCCAGGACCACATCCACCCCAGCGACACCTCGCGGGCACCACTGGCTTCGCCGATCTTCAACGGCGTGGTCACTATCGACACCGGGGCCGATCGGCCGCTTGCCTTGGGGCAAGGCGCTGCTACCGAAACTCCTTACAACATGGTTTCGCTTAGTGGTTCTTTGACAGCAAACGGGATGATTGGCCTAGAAGCCGGTGCGACAGGAGATGATGCTCTATATATTTTATCCCCAACAGGATTTGAGTTTTACGCCGGAAGCACCATCGCGGCACAGCTATATCCCATAAAAGCGACTTTTGGTGAAGGTACGGCTGATCCTTACGCCATGATCCTCAATGGTGGTGCTGGTGTTAATGGTGGTGCCTTCATTGATTTTGAAAAGAACGGTGTCGGTCAGTGGTATGTCGGCCAGAAGTCGGCAGCGGTTGGTGGTGACACCAGCGATGATTTTTCGATCGCCAACAATAATGGAAATGCATTCTCGCTCTCGATAACCAACGCGTATGCTACGTTCCCCGGCAGTATGGCGGTTAACGCCAAACCAACCACTCTGGCTATCCCCGGCATAAGTGTCGGCGGTACAGCAAAGATCGTTTCAAATTATTCCGGCATCCAGATGTACTCGGATGATCCAGAAGCAAGCCAGTTTGGCGCTTGGATGATTATGATTACCGATCCCGTAGCAGCAAACCGCCGTCTCTCAATAGAATGCTATGACGCAGGAGGAACGCCATGGAACAACGTCACGCTTTGCGAAGATGGCGGCTACGTTGGTATCGGCAAAGCAGTCCCGACCACGCCGCTGGATGTGGCCGGGGCCGGGACGTTTAGTGGTAACCTCAATCTTAACGGCACCAATCCACAAATACTGTTCAACGGCACTATCGCCATCGATGGTCAAGCAACTTACAACACCATATACAGCGGGAGCGGCGTCGGTCATGCTCCCGCACTTATTCTCGGTAATACGACCGA